TGCATGGCCAGTAGACGGCTGCGGTTCATGGCTTCCATAGAGAGACTTCCTTGGTTTCCCAGTTGTATTCGCCGTGGCGAAGGATGCGGGCACAACGAGCCTGAGTAAGCGCATACTCCTCGTTGAACCCATTGTTAGTATAAGCCTCCAGAACTTCACTCCATGTGCCGTTCTTGAGGATCTTGGCTGCGGTCACCGGGCCGACTCCTTCCAGTCCCGGATATCCATCGGTCTTGTCACCAGTCAGGGTCTGCATCAGCCAGTTGCGATCAGCCTCTTCCTTGGTAATCAGGACTGGCTCCTCGTCCTTGTCAGGATTCCAGAGCATTCCGGGAATGCACTTGAGATCCTTGTCGGAAGAGATGATGACGGGGTTGATGTAGGAACCCTCGGTCTGCAGGATGCCGATGATGTCATCTCCCTCAAGCATCGGCTCTTCCTTGACGCAGTACGCCTTGGTCAGCATCTCCTTCACGGCCTTGTATCCACAGGGCTTGCGACAAGCCTTACGGTGGGCCTTGTAGGTCGGGAAGATGTGCTTGCGGAAGTTGTCCTTGCCCGTGAATCCAAGCACCACGAAGCCGCCATTCAACTTGGTCATCCATGACCGAATGGTGGTCTCGCAGAGGTGCAGGGCTTCCTTATTGTTGCAGAATGCAACATCGGTATCGTCATCAAAGCGGGCAACATACTCCACTGCAGAGCAGATGCCGTAGATCAGGATGTCGCCATCAACAAGTAGCGTTCTCATTTTCATTCATCCATCTGGGCTTCAGCAGCCCGACTGAGGACTTCAATAAGTCCAAAGGTTCCGTGCATTGTGGACTTGACGCAGATGCTGTAGTTGTCGCTGTTCTTTCCCTTCGTGCTGAACCCGACAAACACCATTTCATCGAAACGCCGCTTCAGTTCGTGGATCAGTTCGTCATCGGTCATGTACTCAATTGGTGTAGACATTCTTAAGTCTCTTGAGGGTCTTGATGTGCCTAAGTCGTTCTGACTTTACGGTTGCTGCAGCAGCCTGAAACAAGGCGCAGATCTGTGAGTGCTTGATGATGCTGTATCGAGCCACGCAGGAGAGGTAGGTCAGGGCTTTCTTGCCATAGAGGGTCCAGACGTAAACACCTTCGTCCTTGATCCTGACGCTGCCACCCCACCTCTCCTGCATTGAAACAAGCACTCCATAGTGTTTGTTCGTGACTTCGATGCTTGGGCTCTTGTTCCAACGAATGCAGCCTTCTCCATCAAGCAGTCCGGCTGCATAGGCATTCAGTGTGTTTCGGCCCAGTTGGCCCCCACGCGGTACTCGCCGTCCAGAGGACAACGGAAATCGAAATCTACGCCCGCCTGTTGAATGGCCCATACGACAATATTACCAACCGCCTCTGCGTAGTTCTTAGAAACCATGAACTGATATTCGTCATGGACCGAAGCAACCTGTTCAACATGGGGATGACCGGGCAGCACATGGATCGCATGATCAAACTGCATCCATGCATTGACGCAAGCCTTCTTCATCACGACTGCACCTGCAGACTGAAGCAGCGTGTTGAGTGCTGCGTGTTCAGAGCGTGGATACAACGGTCTAGAATCTAGACCCCGCAGGAATCCATTGGATGCAAGCGACAGGGCAACATCAGCCTTGAGCCGCGTGTACGCAGGAACCTTGGCCTCAAAGTTGGCACGAGCCTTGGAGCCACGCTTCTTGTCGCCGCCAAGGACCATGCCCAACTTGTCGTTCCCTGCGCCATAGATCAGCGCATAGATCGCACCCTTGGCCTGATTGCGGGCTGCCTTGTGCTCTGGGTTGGCCTTGTCCTGCGGTACATCCTTGATGAGACCGAAGGCAATGGCATTGGTCCAATGGATGTCGCCATCAAGGATGGCCTTGGTGTACTCACCCTTGTCATAACGGCCAAGGTAGTGAGCGAGGCAGCGCAGTTCCAGACCAGAGGCATCCACGCCAACAAGCACCTTGCCACGGGAAGGAACAAACAGGCTACGGTACTCCTTGTCCGTAGGAACCTGAGCCATGTTCGGACTGCGGTGGGTGCAGCGGCCCGTGATGGCTCCGTTGGTGTTCACACGGCCATGCAGACGGCCATCAGGAGCCACCGCCTTGAGCCAAGCCTCGTCACCATCCGCCAGTTGCCCCAGACGCTTCTGCACGGTCAGGTAGCGGCTCAAGATCTTGGCCTCGGGGTAGTCGAGGGAAGCCAGTACAGACTCGTCAACGCGGGGCTTGCCATCGGGAGTCAACTCAGTGGGAACCCAGTTGTACTTGGCAATCAAACGCTGAGCAATCTGAAGCCGACTGCCGGGGTTGAACGCCTCGACCTTGGACTTCAGACGCTTACCAGTCTTCTCCGACTTGCGCTCCGTCACGATGGGAGGGAAGACCTCCTGCAGTTGCTGCTCAATAGACAGTTGATCCTTGAGCAAGGCTCCATGCAGACGCTGAGCAGACTCAATGTCAAAGGGGAAGCCCACGCGCTCCTGCTCACGGATGATGGCTGCGAACTGGTGCTCCAGAGTCACCGCCGTAGCCGCACTGGGCATGGACGGATGGCTGAGGAGGTGCTCATGCAGAGCCGCAGTAACACGGACATCCTGCTTGCAATACTCCCGCAGTTGCTCGGTGTCCTTGGTAAAGTCAGGAGCCTCGCCCTTGGCAATGCCAAGACGAATACCCCACGCCTTCAGCGACTGGCTGCCAACCAACTCCTTCGGGAAGTCCTTGACCTGAAAGTCCCGCTCTCGCTGATCTGCGTGAAGCAGACGGCACATGAGAAGCGTGTCCACAACCTTTGCAGGATCTGGCTTAAACGTGGGATACAACTTCTGAAGAGCCGGGATGTCAAATGACTGGATGTTGTGGCCGATGATCTGATCTGCATTCTGCAGCAGCGTCAGACCATCCTTGATGTCCACGATCTGGGGTTCTTCTCCATCGATGCTGACGGCCATGCAGAGCAGGGTCTTCACATCAGACAGGTGGATCCAATCGTGGATGTCGTTCGTTTCAATGTCAAAGTAAATGTTCATGGCGTTCTCCTTATAGACTCTAGACTTCGTCCGCTTTCGTGATTCCCTTCGATGCCCAGTATGCGGCAATCTTCTTCAGGGCCATGTCGTGGATGCGCTTTGCCTCATCTCCGCTGATGCCCGGTTCGTCAGGATACTTGCGATTGAAGAAAGTTGCAAGTTCCTCCCAACTGCCCGGTTCCTCCCCTGCCTTGAGGTTACGGACGCGGGTCGGTCGGCTCGTGTATCCATACCGAATGACGGTGGAGACCAATTGTGGGCTGATCCCGTACTTCTGAGCAATGTCAACCTTCTTCATGGTTGTCTTGGCCAGAGCCTGAATCTCGGTGACCTGCTGATCAGTTAGTTTTCTCTCGCGCATTGCTTATCCTGTCTAGGCGTTCGACTGCCTTCTCCAATTTACTCATTGCATTGAGAAATTTTACTCGCTCAAGTGAGGACTTTGTTTGCTGACGCTTCCAAGCATCCGACACTTCACGAGATGCCTCGACAATGGTCAGGACGATTCGTTTCATCGATCTGGTAATCATTCGTTGGTCCTAGTCAAGGCTTGCCAAGAAACAGGGAATGCACGGAAGCAGTCTGACGATATCTGAAGAGCCACACTCATGGTCTCCTCCTGTGCCTCGGGCTTGGTGCGCTGCGAAACAACACGGAAGAAGGCGTAGAGAGAGCCAGTCCAGATCCACTCCGTCATCATCCCTTGGGGAAGCACGGCTCGGGCCTGTTCAGGACACACACCATCACGAAGAAGTTGTTCATAGGTACGCATTGCAATACCAACTGCGTAATTGAAATCAACGATGCTTCGATCATTGTCCACAAGTTCTGCAGAACTGCCCTGCTTGACATTGGCTGCCGCCTTGCGGAGTGCAATGGGCTTCCATGCCTCAGGCTCCGTGCTCACATAACGGCGGCTGACCTCGTTCCACGCAAGGCCGATCTGATGCTTGGCCAGTTGTCGAGCCACAAAGATCGGAGCCTTAATGCGGAAGGAAAGGCAAGTGTGTGCAAAGGGAGACCAATGGTTGTGCTTTGCCAAATAGTTGATCAGTTTGGCATTGCTCTCTAAAGAGTAAAAACTGGCTTCCTTGGAGAAGGAGACACGGGCAGCATTGACCACGGAGTCATCGTTGCCCATCTTATCGATAAGAGTTACTTCGCTCACTTGTCGTCCTCCTGCGGGAAGCAGTCCCAACCGTGATTCTTCGCAATATCAAACGCATCAAGCGGCACATCGCGGGAAACCCGTCCGCAATACATCCGCCTCGCCTCGTCGCGCTCGGCGGTAAGGGTTGCGTTCTCCTGCCGCAGTCGCCTGTTTTCCTGCCATGCCTTTTCGATCATCGAAACTGCTTCGGTCGGAGTCATCTCCACGATCACTTCTCCTTCGCACCCCATCAACGTAACGGGGCAGGAAGCATCAATCGTCTTTGGTTTCTTCTTGCTCACTTGCCTTCCTCCTTCCGTAGCCGCTGCACTTCCTTCATGTTTTCCTCCAACGCTGACCGCAGTTCTTCGATGAGTTGCGTGGCGTTTGGTGTCGTTCCGCTCAAGCCCCGCGTCTGGGCGAGGATGCGGTCGGACTTCTGTGCGAGTGTCATGGCGCAGGTGTTACTGAACATGGCGAGTCTCCTTCTGTGTAGTGTTGTGGTTCATGCTGCTCTTGACTCTCCGAGCCTCCCCAATCATCGCAATGAGCAGGACGACCGCGAAGATCGGGATGAGGATGAAGAACACATCGTCGCCTGATGCGTTGTGTCCGTACTTCGTGTTCTTGTATCTGCCGCCTACTGGCATGGCTTGTCCTCCTGTGAGAAGCAGTCCCAACCCCAAAACTTCGCGTGCTCTTCTTGGGGATCGTTAGTTGCGTATTCAAGCATCCAACAAATCTCCCGCCTCGCCGCATCGCGCTCCTCGCGAAGGCGTTCGATCTCGTCTGCTGCTGCAAGCATGATCGACGGCGCAAGACATTCGCTGTTCATGCGGAGTTGGACAACAATATCAGATTTCATCGTTGACCTCCATTTCCAGTTCGTGCAGTCTTCCGGTTTCCTTGAAGTAGCGGAGCATTCCGGCAATGCCAGTGTCTCCAGTAAATCGATTCTTGAGAACACGGAGCACCAGTTCATTTGGTTCCTCTCCTTGCTGATTGCGTTCCAGACCAATGACGGCATCGGCCAACTGGGCAATGGAGTGGGAGCCACGCAACTGTGCAAGGCTAGTCGTTGCGCCCTCCTCATGGCCACGGTCTCCATCCGGCCTACGCAAGTGGCTGACCACGAACATGGCTGCCTGTGTCTCCTCGACAAGCGAACGAAGGGAGGTCATCGCATTGTCGATCAGTCTGCGCTCATCTCCGTCACCAAGCCCAGACACAACGATGCTGAGGTGGTCAAGGAAGATGTAGTCGCAGCCGCACGACTTGATCATGTACCGGGTTCTTGCGAGGAGGTTCTCGGGGTCAACCGATCCGAAGTGGTCGAAAAGTACAACCTTCGCCACGGTCGCATCGAAAGCCTCTCGCTTCTGCTCCCCAGAGATCCCACGATCTGCCCAAAAGTAGGGAGGGGTGTTGAGATGAATGCCCATGAGGTTGCGGCCTGTTCGCTTGACTGATTCTTCAAGCATGAGCAGTCCCACCTTCTTGCCTGAGCGGATGAGGTGGCACACCATCTCTCGACATACCGATGACTTTCCGATGCCCGTACCGGATGTAAGAACAACCAGTTCGCCCTTACGGATGCCAAGGAGTTTCTCGTTAAGGGCCGCCCATGGATAGGGAGTCGAATCGTTGGAATCGTCTTCGTTGACGGTGTCCCAAAGATCAGTGCCAAGAACGACACCGTCCGGTCGGTAAGCCTTTGCACCATAGACCGCATCGATGACTCGCTTTCCTTCGCCCGCTACATGGGCTTCGTTGGCATCCTTGAACCCATTCACGGTTCCGATTTTGGCCTTGCCGGGGGTGAGCAGCATGGCGCATTCCTTGGCAGCCTTGCGACCCGGCTCATCGTCATCGAACATGATCACGACAGAGTCGAACTTCTCAAGCCATTCAAGATTGTTCTGGAACGACTTGAGCGCACCCGCCGCACCTGTGGGGACGGAGACAACAGGCCACTTGTTGCCGAAGAGTTGGCTCACGGTGAGGGCATCCACTTCTCCCTCGACAACGGTAACCATGCGGCCTCCGTCCCGCCACAGATGTTGACCATAGAGCGGTGCTCCCTTGAACTCGCCAATGGTGACGAAGTCCTTGGAAGGGAAGCGCAACTTCTGCGCGATCACCGATCCATCCTTGATGTACTGGGCCACCTGAACAGTCTGTCCGTTGTACTCGCCAAGGCCGTAGCCCCAGAAGCGACAGGTGTCCTCGGTGATGCCGCGCTTCTTCAGCGCACTGGTAACGACATCGATCAGATTGCCAGACTTCTTGATCTCAGGAAGCGGCTCACCGTTCCCGGTCTCGTAGTACTTGCAACCAAAGCAGTATGCATGGCCGTCCGTATAGCGGGCGAGGTTGTCCTTGCTCCCACAACTGGGGCACGGCTCATGCTGTAGAAACTCCGATTCTTTGTGGCTGTTCACGATATTCTTCCCATTCGATTTCGATGCGTGGATTCGCGCTGTACTGCTTGGACGCTTCGATCCACATGATCTGGACATCGTCCTCCCACGCCCATCCGTTGAGCGAGTCGAGGATCGACTTGATGTGATTGTCGATGTCTCCAATCGGCCAAGTGTTGGAAGGCTTCTTGGGAGACCGACAGTAGAAAGCAATCTTCACCTTCAGAGGGCCGGGGAGGGGGCAGCCCTTGGGCTTCTTTACGGCTCCAAGGGCTGCCTTTGCCTCACGGCGATACCGCTCGTAGGTCTTTCCGTAGTATGCAAATCCCTTCCGAGAAACTCGGGGGCGGCTTGCAGGAGTCGGATCAACCCAGAGGACGATCTTCATCAGAAGTCCGAATCGTCATCCGTGGTATCGGTCGTGGCCTCGGTCGCAGCCTTTGCCACGAAGCCCTTGGGGTCAGCCTTGAACCCGTAGGCATCGAAGTTGTCGCCGGGGGTGTACTCCTTGAGGTCGAGGATCTGCACGGCCTTCATGCGGAGGGAGACCCCTGCGCCAACCATGGCCGTGAAGAACGGGATGACCTCAAACGCAACCTTCACCTTGCTGCCGGAGCCGACATTGGGAGCGGTCTGAATCGCGGTTCCCTGTGCATCAAACAGCACGGGCTTCTGCTCCCACGACTTCTCCTCGTTGCCCGCCTTGGCCTTCAACTTGAACTTGATGCGGACCATGTTGTCCTCGGTCTCCTTGATGGGGAGGTCGGCCCGCTTCAACTTCTTGCCACCCTTGCTTTCGCAGGTGGCCTTGTAAGCCTCGTCCGCTGCCTTCTTCAGTCCATCGATGAAGGCCACGACTTCCTTGTCGGTGGGGTCCATCTCCAGATCCACGCTGTACACGCCGTCCTTATCGAACTTGGTGTCGGGCGTGGTCAGCCGGGGATAGATGGCCGTGCCGATGGGGGAGGTGATGCGAACGAACTTCTTCTTAGTAGCACTCATGTGAGTTCTCCTGTCTAGACTCTGTACTCAGTTGAAGTAGTAGTCAGAGTCCCTAACCTTTGAAACGTCCAGAGAACCGTACTCTGGAACTTCAGGCAGACTAGCAGAAGAAGGGAGCATTGTCAAGACCCCCTGACGGAATTCTTGGAGCAGATCACGAGAAAATATGTCAATAGTTGCCTCGCGGACGCAAGAAGAGGTCTTCATGTAGTCGCCAGAGAGGCAAAGGATCTGATCGTGGACGCAGCCAAGGTGGTTGATGCCATTAGAAGCGCACATATTGATCGTGTGGCCAAGAAGTCCACCAAATCCGTCAAGAGAGTGGATGTAATTTGCAGGACCACCGTTCAGAGCCTTACGCTTGCTCTGCTTTCCGTTCTCTTGACGCAAAGAAAGCACCTTTGCCTTGGCCCCGATGCGCGTGGAGACCGTGATCACATCGTAATTCTCGTAGCGCATACGCACGGGGAAGCCAATGGGAGTCATCCAATGGGGAGTGACATCGTTGTCAATAAGCACAGCCATGCATCCACGGATGAAATCCATGCCACGCTTGGCCGAGCCAACGACATCGTCGATGGATTCCCAGATGATTTTGCCAAGGAAGGCCACGGGCTTGTAGGTCTCCAGCCCAAAGGGATTCTCCCCAGTCTTTCGCATCTTGTCCTCCAGCCACTCGCGGGTGTAGCCCATGCAGGAGTGCAGGGTCAGCCCGTAGGGCAGGGTCATGGTCTGACGCTTGGTCGTGGTCCGGTCTACACCAAACTTCAAAATATCTGAAGCAATAGGATCAGGAGAGTTGATTAGCCGCTTGATGACCTCGTTGGCCACGAACTGGTATGGATCAGAGGGCGCAGCCGAGGGGATGACGTTGGTAGCCAAGGCTCCCACAGGGTCACGCAGCAGCATGGAGTAGATCTGCAAGCCCTGCGTGGTGGCATCCATGGAGATTGGGAGGCTGCTGATGAAGCCCTTGCCATGGTCCCACAGTCCATTGATCTCACGACAAGCGGCCACGAATGCAAACGGCTCATCAGCCTTTAGCCACTCACGAGTAGACCAAGGATCTTGAGCGGTCTGGACGATCAGGTTGCGGTTCTCTTCCACCCACTTGACACGTTCCTTGAGCGGCTTCTTGTCAAGCCCAAACTTGTTAGCCACCTGTAGGTACAGGGGAAACTGGTCGGCATCGGTGTTCAGCGGCTTGCCATTGGCAAAGCGAAGCATGGCCTTGGCATACGACACACCCTGAGGATGGAGGAACAGGGGAAGCGGGTAGCCACGACCACGGAAGTCCAACTGGTGTGGGAACCAGAGGAATTTGTGCTCATGCATCTTGTCTGCAATGAACAGCGACTTGAGAGTCAGAAGCCGTTGAGACTCATAGGACTCGTTGAGGAAGTGGATCTTAGCAGCAGCCTTGCGCCAAGATCGTCGAGCCTCCTCGTTCGTGTCGATGTCTGTCGGCTTGGTAGGAAGTTCCTCGTCACGAGATGGGGGAAGGCCGTCAATCGCCAGCCCTTCCTTCCAGCATTCCTTGACGAGGTCCATGGTCTGGATATCGACAGTCCATGGGGTGTTCTGCACGAAGTTCACAGCCGAGTACACGGCAGGTGACATGGTTGATGATAGCGATTCCTGATACGCCTTGGAGCGGCTCTTCACTAGCGGTCGAGGCTTCCACTCCAACGAGGCATATCCGCCCACCCACGGGTTATTCCACTCCAGAGGCTTCTCAATGGTGGGCAGGAACATCGGCTCAAGAGTCTCGTGGTATTCGTGGCAGTCCTTGATCCACTTGCGGATGTCCTTGGACGGCTGAATGACGCAGTAGCGGCGACCCCGGGCATTCAACTTGGTGATGATGTCGATGATTCCGGTACGAGTAGCAACCATCTCGACAAGCAGGAGGCCCACCGCAAGCGCATCAGCCTTGGCCCACCGCTGCGTCACCAGATCCACAGCCTTGGCAGCGTCACGGGCAAACCTGCGCTTGAACTTCTGGCCCACACTCTTGAACGTCTTCTTCTGAACCTGTCGAAGGAAGTCCGGGTTGTTGTCAGCAAGGTCAGCCAACAGCACCTCATCCTCAATGGCACGGCCAACAGCAACACAAGTGCCCGTAAGCATTCGCTCCTGCGACAAGGCATCGATGATCACCTTGGAGGCAATGACTGCGATCTTCTCGGGAGTCAGTTGCTGCATGAAGGGAAGACACCGATGCCTACGTCCGGGCCCGGTCGATGACTTGGCAATCCAAGATTCGATCTCGGCTACCAGTTCGGTGGTGCAGCGGTTCAGCATCATCCGCCCGGGGATGGTGTTGCTTTCGGCGGCGATACGGTGGGCCTTTTCGGTGCGATTCTGATATCGCTGCCGACCCAGTTCAACCATTTCCTTGTCGAGTTTGCTTTGGCGCATATTGGTATAGAGTCTAGACTAAATTATAGCACCAAAAAAACAAACCCCCTGTATCCCAAAGGATACAAGGGGCTCGAAAGGAAAGGAGAACGCCACGTTAGTGGCGACTCAAGTATATCAGGCGTTGGCGTAGTGGGCCGACAAAGCCTTCTCAAATCCGAGAACTCGCTGCGGTCGCTCGACCGGGTTGAGGGTCTTGGCCAGATGGGTGTATGCCGCGTGGAGATTCCACAGGCACAGATCCGGGGTCTGGTAGTCGAAGGACGGCTTGACACACTCCTCGTAGAAGTCGATGACCTGAGGCTTGTGCAGCAGACCCTTGCGACCAAGGTCCACGGCAAAGGAGGCCAGTTGCTCCGTGCTCGTGTTGACCTTCTTGAGATCCTCGTAGAACTCGTTGGCCTTGTTGACTTGGTAGCCAAAGGCAGCCACGGCATCGTCGATCATTTTCGGAAGACGATCCCACACATGGGCTGTGTGCTTAGTGCGAAGAACGTGATCAGCGACAATCACGCCGTTGGTGCAGACATACACCGTGCCGCCAAAGATGATCCGATTGGCGATGGTCTTGTTGTAACTGTTCATCATGGCAACAGTCCACTTCATGCGACCATCGTTCGGAAGATCCGGCCCATAAACATCGATCTTGCTGATGAAGATCGGATGCTTGCGGTGGACCATGTGGGTCTCGTTGTTGAGCGTGTAACCCCGAAACTCAAAGCGGTCGCAAGCCTCCTTGAAGAAACTTGCCTGATCCACAGGGGTGTACGAGTCGGTGCGCTCCGGGAGCGGGATGCTCTTGATGTCGGCCAGAGTACGGTAGGTAGTGCGAATGCGAGTAGCCATAGTGAGTCTCTCTTTCCGGTCTAGTGTCTAGACCAAGGTGTGCGGAGGATTGTCGGTCGCCACACGGAGGAAACGCTCCTCGTCTGGCGCAATCCACAAGCCGTGCTGTTCAGAACGCCACAGTGCAAGTGTCGCGAGATTGAAAGAAGTTTCCAGATCATCTCGCATCCACCCGACATAGGCTTTCTGAATCGTGTCGGACATGATGAAGGTGTGCTTGCGTATCTCCATGTGTGTATATTACAGGAGAATTAGACATTGTCAATAGGCATGATGTCGAGCCAACCGGGGCCAGTCATCTCCTCATTGCGCCACGCCTGAACGCTGAACACCTTGCCATCCGGTCGGACCATCATAAGGTTGATGATGTACTCGCCGGGATTGAGGCGGTCTTCACCAATGCCAATGCCCATGACGGTTGCGTTCTTGAGAACAGACACGCGGTTATAGGCATAGGTTGCGCCTGAGGGAGTGTCACGAGTTGGGGTCTTTCCAGTCCAAGCCATTGCTGTGCTCCTTGTAAGAGGAAAGCGCGTTATTTGGTAAGCCACGGTATGCGCGCCCCACCGTGGTATCGAAAGGATTACTCAGGACACCTTGGTGGTGATGCGCTCAAAGATGGCATCCATCACAGTCTCACGGAACTCAGAGTTGTTGACGAACTGCGTGACGATCTGCAGGGCCAACTGCTTGTGGTTGATGTGCTCGATGATCCTGTCGAAGTCGAGTTCCTCGGCAACGCGAGAGATGTCGAGGCACTTAGCCACTTCACGGATGCTCATGGCGTTGGCAACGTCATCGGTATCCACGTTGTCCGCGACATACTCCGCAAGGCTGCTCATGCAGAGGTGGTCAGCCACATCTGAGGTATCCATCTCTCTTGCAACGTCGCTTGCGGAGATCTCGGAGGCAACGCCCTCTGCAACGAGGGTCACGAACTCGTCGTCGTTGGCCAGTCGCTCGGCCACGGATCCGTTGGAGATGGCAGCGGTGGTGGGCAGGTCGGGCTGCGTGATCTGCTCACGAACGGCAGCGGTGATGGAGTCGAGCGAAGACGGGGCGATGGTGACGATCAGTTCCATGTTCTCAATCCTTTCAAGATTGTGGTCTAGTGTCTAGACCGGGTTGGTGTCGAGAGAACATCCCTCGACAAGTGAATAGTACCAGAAGAAACGAATTTGTCAACGGCTCTCAATAGCCTTCTTCACATTCGGTCGGCTGCAGACAGACTGCTTCATGCGTTCAGCAATCTCATCGAAGTTGTTCTCCATGAATTGGTCAAGCCACTTGGGCCTGTTGTCTCCGTACATCCACACGCGCTCACCGTTGGTAGTCAGACGGGTAGCCTTGATGAGGGTCGAGTCAACACCGACAAACTCTGCACCCTCGTAGACATCCTTGCACTCATAGGCGAGAGTCACGAAGACTTCGCGATGGTCAAAGATGAGGTCGATTGCGAACCGGGTCATGCGTTCTCCTTGTTGAAAGTGATGTCTTCAAAGGTCTTGATCAGCGTCTTCGACCATTGTGCCCGGGTCTTGCGGGTTGCATTGGTCTTGAGCCCGATGAATGGAACCATGTCATCCACGGTGAAGGGCATGGCATTAAAAGTCCTAAAAGTCCCGAGAAGTCTGCGGTCTGTTTCCAGTCGAAATGCAAACTCCTTGATGTTCTTGGCGGTGATGTGGTCGATGCCGACAATCATGGTGGCCCAGATCATGGCCTCGCAGGTGGAGGTCATGTTGTCGTTGGCATCCCAACACGCACGCTGATGACATTCGGTGATGTTCCAAGTAAGTGCCATTGTGAAGTTTCCTTTCGGTATAGAGTCTAGAATCAAGAGTTCCACACGAACACACTATTGAGGTTGATGTTGCCCTTGGCCTTGAGGCCGATGACATAGCCGCCCTTGGGGTCGAGGAACCGGGCATCGTTCTCGTCACCGTTGATGACACGAGCACCCATGCACCGCTCGGGCAGATCCTTGCGGAACACTACGGCCACGTTGCCACCTGCGTTGAGGTACTGGATGCACTGGTCGTGGTTGTGCCCGGAGTAGGACAGGGTCAGGTGTAGCGGAGCAAGCATGAGCCCACGCTTCCGAGAGTCCATGGCCCGAGCGAATGACTTGGTGTAGTCATAGTTGTTGGCACAGAACTCGTAGATCTGCGGGGCAACGTGTTCCCACGGAATGTCCGAGAGCACATTGGAGCGGAACGCGAAGCCGTCATGGCCGTGCTTCCTGCGGGCTGCATCCAGTTCCTTGTACAGTTGGCGGAAGAACGTCTGCGGATCGGCCATCAGGTACACGGTCTTGGCGATGCGGGCAGCCCGGACATTGGAGAACTTGGATCGCCCTGCAGTCACGCCAAGGCAAGCAGCCTCACACTCAGGGCTACGCCACGGGCAGAGTTGGTAGCCCGAGGAACCTGCAGGAGCCAAGGTCAGGCCGTAGATGGGCACGGAACCCTTGGCCAACTTGGTGTTTGCCCCGGGAGGAGTCAGGATCTTGCGATCCCGTCCGCTGAAGGGCGTCTGATACAGGAAGCCACGGAACGCAGCAGCAGCGGCTTCACGAATGGCATCCCACTTGGGAGCCTTGGCCTCGTTGTTGAGGACGTTGAGAGGAGTAGTCACGGTCGTTTCCTTTCGAGTTTGGTCTAGACACTAGACCGGATTGGAGAGAGGGGACACGATGTCCCACAAGTGAATAATATCCTGCAATCAGGACTTGTCAACAGGTGGTTGAATTTGATGGAAGATGACGAAGCAGATGTAGGCCATGGCCCAGAGAAGAACAACCGATGGAAGCATGAACCAGTCAAAGCGACCTGCAAGTGATTGCTCAACTGCCGACACCGTGACGGTCAAGGAGAGAAAGATGAACGACAAGGTGAGGACGTAGCGGACGATGGTGTAGATGAGTGTCATTTCTAGGTTCCTTTCTAGAGTCTAGAATTACTTAGTATCGACGAGCGACAGACGCTTAGTAACTGCGGCCATGCAGCGGTTGAAGTCCTTGCCAGTATCCTCAAGCATCCCCTGAGCGTGTTCGTGAGTTTGCCAGTTATTGGAATAAATGGAATCGATCTCGCGGCTGTAGAGGAGGAGGCCACGGTCGATGATGGGCTTGTTGATCCACAGGCGGCGAAGGTGCTCGTTGATCTCACAGTCGCGTTCCATTGAGGACATGAGCGCACTAGCGGCCTTGTCGAGGAGGGCAGCCAGAGCCATGTCCTCATCGTTCTGGTCGCAGGGCAGCAGGTCAGGGCAGTCATCCCACGAGTCACGCAGGGCGTTTGCCTCAGCACGAAGCCGGGTGTTCAGGTCGAGGATTTCAGTCGGGGTCAGGTTCATGGCATTCCTTTCGATTCGGTCTAGACTCTAGAACTCCCTCACGTTGAGAGAGAACTAGGTCCACATCTGAATACTACCACAGATACCCAAGTTGTCAATGGTATCTAATTGGTCTACACAATGGTCTACTTGCTATAGTACCTAAGGTATATACCTAAGTTACCTAGTACTAGTCTTATATCTTATACCTGTATCTAGATCTATATTAGATACATATATAAGGACTATGGGTGGACTAAAGGTTATACCTAAGTATAGACTCTAGAATGGATTGCGGTCGAGGCAGAATGAAGTCGTCGAGGCGTTGACCGTTGATGATAGCGAAATCCATTCCTGTGGATGTCTTGCTGAAGTGGTCGAACCGTTGACCGTTGGTGATAGTGAATGGCCAAAAAATCGGGGCCAAAAAAAATTGGTGGCCGCCCGGGTGAGTCTAGACTCTATACCCAAGCGGCCACCAATGGAAAGCCCCGGCCCCGCACTAGGCGGAACCGGGGCAGGTTAGGCGGGCTCATTCAAACACGAGCCAGAGGATGAAGTCTGCAAGGATCCAGTTCAAGCCTTGCCTCCCTTCGCTTCGGCCATGGCTTCGGCTTCCTGCCGCTTCGCTTCCATGGCTTCGGCCTTCGATGCGGCCTTCGCGAGGAGAGAGGCAGCGGCGAGCCCGTCATCCTTCGTGATCTTCATGGCAAACTTGTACAGGCGATCAATCATCACGGCTTCCGATTCGGGCTCTTCACCTGCGCCCCCCTTCGCGGCCTTGCGGCAGGCATCGAGCGTAGGCTTGGCCTCTTCGTCCCCATCCTGAGCGGCATCGGCCATTTCGCGGATCTTGGCGGGCTCCCCCTTCGATGCGCTGGCGATGGCGCGGAGGCCTTCCATCGGGAACCGGGCAGCGCGTTCCGTGCCGATGGCCGCAGTGGCGTTCCCGATATCCTTCAGGTAGTACACGGTGGCCTTCGCCAGACCTGCGCCCATGAGCGTATTGACGACCCATGCCGCGAGGCTCTTGCCGTACGCCCGGGGCAGGCCCAGTGCGTTCGCTTCGGCGATTGCCACGGCGGCCTCTCGTGCTCCACCTTCAACGGCGGTGGCCTTCGCGATCACGTTCGCTTCGGCGGCCTTCTGTTCCACGTTGAGGGTAACGATGCCTTCGGCCTTCGCTTCGGCCTTGCTCATGCCCTCAGGTGCTTGGACGGCCTCAGGCTTCGGCGTGCCTTTCTTGGCCTTCGGCATGGCGGGGGCGGCGGTGGCGGTCTCGATGTTGATGATACGGGCCATTGTCTGCATCCTTTCGATGCGCCTTTGGTTCGACCACCGTTCGCAACGTGCGTCCGTGTGGCCGTTCCTTCAGGCGCACACATTGTCGCACAATTCCGGGAATGTGCAAGGCCTTTCGAGAAACTTTCTCAGTTTAATTCTGGCTTTCTCTCAGAGACAACGAAACGGGGAGGGAGAGGCACACGGTCTAGACTCTAGACCCACCCCGCCCACCCCATCGGTTAGCCATTGAATAAGCCAAGGTTGCCCATTGGCAATGCATTGGCTGTCACACGCGGGCCGCAACAGGCCACCCCTATGGGGGGACGCGGGCCACGAAAATCTTATTAAACCCTTTCAGATTTTTTTTCCAAAACTAAAAGGCATCCGTATCTGCCAAGTGGGATTCCCATCACCCACATTGCCGATCATCGGCATCCTCGGGAGGTTGGATCATTGGCAGACGGCCTAGGATGGCTCAGGATCGCGTCCAGCAGACTGGATGGGCTTGGAGTCATCCTCGTCACCCGGATCGCTCTGGGGGCATTCTGGAGCCCTTCCTAGAAAGACCTGTTCAGTCAGGGCCGGGTTCTGGCGGAAGATCTGCATCAGGGAGACCTCAAGGGTACGGATCTTAGATTCCGATAAGCCCAAATCATGAATTTCAGACACCATCTCTAGAATTTCATGGAGTACTGTACTAGAGTATATATAATCTTCTAGTTCTTCTGAGATACAGATCTTAGGAGTAGGAAAGAAGAAGAACTCTCCAAATTCATTCTTAGGCATCTTACAGGTTACTAAAGGGATCTCATAAGGGAACCACTTAATAACCATGGAGATGTCTCCTAGTGCTTGGCTCGATTCACTGACTTAGGGACAATACGGAGATTGCTACGGCGGTTATCCCGAGGGTCGCCGTTCTTGTGGTCAACGTCCTTGCCATCGTGCTTCTTGACCCTGCCTTCACGGATCATCACCCGGCGCATCTTGTTGCGTGAAGCACGGTCCTTCTTGTACTCATCAGTACCGTGGTACTTGGCGTATTCCTTCTTGTAGTCTCGTGCCATTACTTCTTCCGGCTGATCTTCATCTTGTTATAGGAAGCATTGGCAATGGCATAGGCATTATTAGCAGCCATGCCTCTCTTCTTCTCAAGGGAGTGGGCGATCTGCTTGACCTTGGACGGAATCTTAGCCATGTGGTTCCTGAAAGTAGAAGTTAAATTACCAAGCCCGACACGACCAGTAACGTGCCTTGGTCTTGGGACCGGGGTTATCGCAGTTGTGTCGAGCCCGGAAGTTCTTGCGGCGACCCGGTTCGTTCTTACGGATCTTCATATTGGGGTCGCCAAAGCGGACAATCTTGGTCTTGTCGCCATCCTTGACGCACACGGCGGACTTCTTAGCCCCACCCGGAGTGCGCCACGGCTTGTTCATCGACCGTCCATCACAGGGATTAGCCACGTTTAATCTCCAGAATTTCTTCAGGGACAACTTCCTTGAGTTCCCTCATGGCCCGGGCCAAGCCCTTGGCGGCAGGAAGGCTGTCCTTGCTCCTTAGATGGGCTTCATACTGCAAGATGGCATTGCAAGCCCGGTTCATAATCTCATTGGGCCACTCATCTAGATCGACATCCATGACGAGCCTCCTTGAGCCTTGCGGCCAACTGAGTGTTCCATAAATCGATCCAACTCGGCCTGTAGGACATCGTCCTTACGGATGGCCATCTTGCGGGCAGCGTCTTGTCCCATCTGCTCCACCCAGAACGAGACTGCCATGGATAGAACATCGATGCGGTCATCGTAAGCCAGAGCACCCTTGTTACGGGTCATACGGCTCATCTGCCACATCAGGCTGTAGTGCAGAGCCTTCTCGGACGCATACTGCTTGGTGGACTCGTAGTCTTCCCTGATCACGCCAGAGTCAATGACCAGACGATGCTGGTTCATAACTGGTTCTAACGTGTCTACGATCCGGCGTTCCTTCTGGATATTGTGTCTAACTTCTTCGATTGTGCAGGGATAATCACGCACAAGATAAGGCTTCAGTAGTTCTGTGAACATACCGTCACCAAAGTTCGACTCACAGATGATCCGGTTTACTGCGTTATTCTTGGCAACCTTTACCAGTTTACGCAGGGTCTCCTCAGAGTAACCGCCCTTGACTCCACCAGCAGCAGTCACATAAAGGTAGCCATTCAGCATCTTAACGACCGCATAAGCGGTTTCGTTGTCGCCACGACCACTCGGGTCAATGGCCATAACTCCACCCTCATAGGGAATCCACTTGCCCTGAATGTCCATGGGCCCGTAGTAACGGTCGCCGTTGAAGCCCACACAGGGGATATCCTTGACTACGTTGCTGAGGTTTGCCGCCCAGATGGGCTTCTCAGGAGCACTCTCAGGGTTCAGGCCCAACACGATCAAGTCAGCCAACTTCAGGGGATACCTATCGGCATCGCTCAGAGTGCTGTCCAGCATGAACTGAAGGGCAAAGCCAGTCCGTCCATAGGAGGCTTCGCGCTCCATCAGGTCAAGGGCGTTAAACCGCCTAGGATCGGTTGGGTCGCCTTCCTTGCCCTCAGCCAGTGTAGGGGCCAGTTTGGTTCCAAAGGCCGTCTTGAGGCGGTTGTCGGGGTATCGAGCGGGCCAGATTCGGGTGTCGTACCCCTTCTCATGCAGACCGTGGTAGATCGACTGCTCGGTCTGCGGCGTACCTAGATAGATCACCTCCCCTCCGGGCTTGAGGACTGCTTCAAACTCGGCAATAGAAGACAATAACTTTTCACGCATCAGGAAGGTAGCAGAGTTGTTCAGACTCTCTACGTCATCAGCAATGATCAGGTCAGCACGGCTGCCCGTGATCTGGCTAGTGATTCCCTTAGACACCACGCTAGGAGCCTGAGAGGCAGAAGCGGGGCCGACATCGAACGCAATCTTGGAGTTACGCTGATCTTCCCGTGGCTTCAAGTGCTGGCAGATCGGGATCTCGTTGATCAGCCGCAGGGTAAAGGTGCTGAAGTCATCAGCCCGCTGCTTGGAAGCCGATACGACCAGTACATTCAGCCTCGGGTCGTGCAGCAGCCTAAAGACAACATAAGCACTAGTAAGCCAACTCTTGCCCACACCACGGAACGCCTGTACGACTCGGCGGCGTGGACCCTTCTGGAGGTACTGAGAGATGTCCAGTTGGATCGGTGTTGGCTCCGGGAGCCCAAGGTGATCCCACGACAGGAAGACAAAGTTCCTGAAGTCCTTGAGTTTTCTCTCAAGTTCGTTCACGCAGCCTCTTCATCAAACGGCATGATCTTGGCAAGGTTCAGCATGGGCGTGTTGGCAATGGGTGCACAGTCAATTCCATTGTCCTTCAGGAACTGCCGTGCAACATTGAGTTCCGTGGCCGTAGCAGAACCATCCATGATCTTCTTCAGCAGTTCTTCTGCCAGAGCATTGTGGATGTGTTCAAGAAGTTCGCGTTTCACAGGAATACTCGGTAAGGGATGGAGGGAGCGGGACCGAAGGTAGGCAACGCATCGATCTGATCCTGCGTTAGTTCAAAAGACACCCGCAGATTAGCGTGGTAACGGGTGTCTCCGGGACTGACGATGACGTTTTCTTCGTCTACCTTGGCTGGAATCGGCCCGATGCGGTCAAGGGTGACACCTGCGACGGGCAGCACCATGACCTCGCCTTCCTCGTCGGTGCGTTCCTCGGCTAGCCCTGCGGCAATGAGTGCATCGTCAAGATCGGACTCTGTGTTTGAGCGTAGATAGTAATCACTCATGCCGTTAGCACCTGAAGTTGCGAATTTGAAAGCCGAGTCGGAAAGAATTTAATTTGCTTGAAAGTTGAATTGGAAGCAAGAAGTCCAATTCCAAGACTCGTTGCAGATGAGTAGCCAACTGCGACTGATCCAGTAGCAACTGTTCCGCCATTTGCAACGAGTGCGCGTTCGGAACTGTTGTAGGCACTTGCAACCTTTGCAAGCACTCCAGTCACATCTCCCACAGCACTAATCACCAAGTTTCCATCAAATGTGGATGCGGTGTCTAGAGTGGTATTTAGGTATATGAGTCGCTTTGATGCGCTGCTGTCAAGTGCAAGCAAGTATGCCGCGCTGGAAGTGTTTCCTTGATGCTGCGTCTGAAATTGCGCTATAAAAGTGCCTTCCGATTCATTGAACCACGACGAGAAGTTCGTCCCGGTCATCACGCAGGAATCCGCCGCCCTGCTCCCCTGACTCGCCCCGGTCGGGATGTACGAGGATGCGCCGGAGCCTGTCTCCAGTTGTGCGCCCCAAACCTCGCAGCCGTTTGTTCCACTTGCTGGAACAGCATTTTTGTTTGAGATACCAAAACCAGTTATAGCCGCGTTGCTTGGAGTCGTTCCAGTCATCGTGCAGCGATACCACCCGTTTCCAAACGCAACCGGCGTAGTCACAGATGTGCTGGTGAAATTAGTGGACGTAGTTATGGCTGCGGTTGGAGTTGCCACGCTGAAATCAACGGTCATTTCCAAGTTGCCTGAAAAGGCATTTGCCGATGTCTTGGTAAATCCGAATACAGATACACGTTGATTACCACGGTTCTTCAGCCACACACTCCATGTATACGGCTGACTAGCAGACACAGGAAGCCCCGATTGCTCCGTGTACGCAGACCCTACTGCCGTTCCATTTGTCCACGTTAGGACATTAGATGTTGCGTCATTTGCCGGAGAGCCTGTACCTGTTTCAGAAATACTCGTTGCTGCTTTGAGCCACGGAGATTGATTTAGAGCCTGACTTCTAGCAACAAGATTGGGAACCTGCGCTTCAAGCAGCAGCCCGCGAGGAGCCCGTGTGGTGGGGTCGTAGTCGAAGCGGGGGGCGTGGTATGCCGCCGTAAGGGTAGACGGAATGTAGGTGGTCGTCGTGAATGAACCCGGCTGCACCCGTGCAGAGTGGAAAGTCATGGAGCACACGCCGGAAGAAGATGAGTTTGCTCCTGTTCCAATTCGATGAGCAGTCGCGCCTGCACCAGGCACATAAATTAAGCAGTATGAACCAACAACGGCTTGCGCGCTGAAATTAGTAATCTGTGCGCCGTTTACCCAAAGTTGGCTGCTTGCGGCTCCATCTGCAAAGCAAATTCCGTTGTAATTTATCGTCCCGGTAATTTCCGAAACTACAAACGACAACGTGAAGGTAAGTCCTTGTGGAAGATTCAGACTTTGGTACGTGAACACCTGCTGACCTGACCCCGTAGTTGCAATTTTTCTGCTTCCAGATACGGGGGTCGATATTGTTCCGCCGGTACCAAAGAACGTCCACCCCGAAGGAGGATTTGCAGCATCCTGCATCGGAGAGTTGACGAGCATATTTGCTTCGGCGTATTGCACAAACCCCTGCGAGTTGATGAAGGTGGCGTTGGTGCTGCGCGTGAACGTCAGGCGCGGGTCAAGGACACCCGTGGTGAAGTCAAGCGAAAGCGTGGAGCCATCAGAAACACTTTGACGAATTGGGGTCAAGGTGCGCCGCTTACCAGCCGTGTATGGAACTAGGCCCATGGGTTCTCCTATTATTCAAACACCCAAGCGTTGTATGTCAGCCCGCCACCGTTGACCACAGACACACGAACATATGCGACAAGGGGCACAACACGACACCACGAGTTCAGCGTTCCTGCAATGTAAGTGGGATCGCTCGGCTTCATGGCTTCAATGTCAAAATAATTGGTTCCGTCAAACGAGCCCTGAAGGTACACGGAAACCGTAGATCCTGCGGCAAGACGAGAACCGCTGTGGGTCACGACAACCGTGCCATAGCGATCCGGGGTCAGATCTGGGTTGACAGCCGAAGAGTTGGTGGGAGAAGTCGTGATTGCCTGTGCGTCAATAATCTTGAAAGTAGCCATTGTGTTTCCTGTGTTAGTTGAGGGCTTTTACAATGAGATTGAGTGTAACTGAGACCACAGCCCCGACAGCCGCAGCCATACCCATAGTAAAAGACCGCGAATGCTCCAGTTCCCGAAGTCGTTCTTCATGGTTCTTGATCTGATCTTCCTGAATGCGTTGCATCTGAATCAACGTATCCACTTTACCTTCTAGCCGACCAATAGCCAGCATCATTTCGGATTCACCGTGCATGATTACGGGCTTTCAAGAATGCCGCTGGTGTTGTCATACTTGACGATGTAGGCCACGCTAGAGGCAGAAAGCGTAAGACCAGCCGTCACGTTGGGCAAATTGAACGTGGTAGTTCCGTTGCCAGAACCATAACGAGTTCCCGTGATTGCAAAGAGCCCTGCATAACCAGTCCGGCTAACAGCGGTTCCGTCACAGGTCAAAAAGCCTACCGGAAGCACAGTTCCAGCATAAGGAATAATCGTGCCAATAGGCAGGACATACAGAAGGCCAATGTTATCCATGGCCACTTCCTGCGTTGCCGCATCTACAGCCAGTTCAGACAACTTGTTGTTAGTCACAAGCAAACCAGTGGTCATTGCGGGATTGATGTAGGTAGGCATTTGGTTTCCTTATGCAACGCGGACGCAGCAGAACGCATACGAATTGCCGTCCGTGGGTAGATTACAATCCTCAGCAACTTGAAGCGGAGTCTTCAGCACGTTATTGATAACGGTAATAAGGCCAACTCCAAAGTTACCACCCGCAGACGGTACACAAAAGCAGAGCCATGTCTGATTGTTGACACCAATGGACGCAGTGCTCAAACCTGAGTTAAAGCGGAAATTGGTCCACCTTCCAAGCATCATGTCTGTAGCCAAAGGCGCAGCGGAGGTCAGGACACTTGCATTGCCAAGGCCAATGAAATTGGTGGCCGTGGCGTTGTACATAGCCGTAGTGGCTCTAAAAGTTGCATTGTTGGTTGTCTGAAACAATGCTTGACCAAAACCTGTAGAATTTAGTGCAATAGGAGTACCAATAGCAGCACCTGTTCCAATAAGTTTAAATGCGTCAAGACTTTGCAACTTGTTAAGTTGAATGGTTCCATCAGCGATATCGTCATTCGATACCGTGCTCTTTACGGCAAGAGAACCAAGGCTAAGAAGGTTGCGCTGAGCAGAAGCATCGGTTGCAGCGATCATGCCCCGGCCTGCCGAAGTACAAGCAATCTCTTCAACATTGCCTGCACCAGCGGTACTGCGGCCAAGCACCTTGTCGGTGGCAGACACGTTCTGCATCTTGGCATAAGTGACGGCATCGTCGGCAATCTTGGCCGTGGCAACTCCAGAGTTAGCAATCTTGGCCGTAGTAACATTCAGATCAGCAATCTTTGGAGTGGTCACGGAGCCGTCTTGAAGGGTTGAGGTGTTCACTCCATCGATGACGTTTCGCGACACACCAAAGTTTCTAACAGAGATTCCAATAGTACTTGCAAACGAACTATTGAAAATAATGGCTTCCTTGGTAATCGTGTAGGTATCGGGCTGCTGGAGCACTCCACCAACTTCAACAAGGAACATTTCTCGCGTAGTATTCAACGGAAGCGGGTTAAGCGTGTAGGTCGTAGTTCCGTTTCCATTGAAATACCAGACCTGAGGAATGACGGTGGCTCCACCATAAATAGTCGCCGTAGTCAACTGATTCATGGTTACAGCATCTTGAGCATTGATGCCATCATCCATATTGGTAATGCGCTTAGAGTCGGCATTCCAATTGGTCTCATCCACAGTCAGACCAAGGGCTCCTGAACCCGTGTCCTCAGCCTCCTGAGCAACATGGACCAGACCAGTCACCACCTTGTCCAGATCGGCAGCAGTCAGCACCGAGCCGTCATTGAAGTCCACGACATTGGCCTGAAAGGATGCCACAGTGCTCGGAGTTTCACGCTGCAGCCGAACCTGAGCCTGATTAGCGGGGGCCGTGGTAAAGCGGACAAAGGGAGCGGCAGTGGTCAGATCTTGGAACGTATACCCAGTCGTAACCAGAGTGTCGTTCACATAGACCTTGAGAAAGCCGCTGCTGATCCAGCCATCAATCCCAACAAGGCTGAAATCCGTGGTTGAGCCGTTGGCGGTATAGAGGTTATAACTGTTTGCCATGTGGAAGTTTCCTTAGAATCAGTCCCTAGTACGGGATTGGGTGGTTGGAAGATTAAATTCGTCAATAATCTGCTGTTCGGTCACATTGAGAATTTGCTTAAGACCGGGGTAGTTTTGAGCGGGGGTCAGAAGACGGAATTTGTGCAGGGTTCCAGTCGTGAGTTCTTGCTTCACGCCAAGATCAAGAGCAGCACCCACGGTCGCTCCGTAAACATCGCCAAACACGGAGGCTGCACGAGTTCCCATGGCTTCGCCGGGGAATCCGTACCACTTCAGACCGCTGTAACGGTAGGGGGCAAAGATCGGATCCGGGTCAACTGCCCGCGTCCAAGCAAAGTCTGCAGTCATCGTGGCCAGCCAGAACTCAGAAGGACCAGACATGGATCCCTTGACAAAGCCGCCAATTCCAAGAGTGGGTTCCAGTTTGGTTGCCTTCTCGTCATTGCCCGCAGCCTTCAGCGAACTCCAGTCTGCGTAGTTCCTCAGATACTGGATGGTTCCTGCAAAGAGCATGGTGTAGGCAATCTCAGAAGCCACCTTGGCCCGACCCTCAGCACCACCACGGGCCACACGGGTAGCGTTCTGAATCAGGAAGTTGTCAATTCCCTTGATGTTGAAACTGCGGAACTGGGTGGCAAGGCGGCCCCAGAAGCCAAAGGCTTGCTTGGCAAAGTCGCCACGGGTCGGAATGTCCTGAATGCGGGTGCGGACCATGCGATCCACAAAGCCCTTCAGGTCATCCACCTCAATGGCATCCATGCGCTTCAGGCCAATGACACGCTGCCCAAGGAATCCATCCTTGAGTTCAGCGTTGGCTCCCACAAACTTGATCAGGTTGTCGTACTTCTCAACCGTAAGACCAAGGGTACTGAGGGTGGCCTTATCAAGCCTACGGGCTCCCCTACCAACATCATAAAGATGCTGAATAGAACAGGCTGCCGTCAACTGCTGCGTCCAACTAGTGATGGGGGCCAGACCAGACGCATCAGCCATCAGGTTTGCAGCCCCCGTAAGAGCCCGCTTGGGCAGGGATGCGTATTCATCCGGCTGACCGGAGGCATCCATGAACATACGGCGCATACGGTCAGTCGATGGCGAGAACCATTGATCGATGAACGATGCGAAGTTCTGTGTTGGACGGTCCATGTTTCGCCAGTTGCCAACCATTTCCGTCAGGATCGGAATCTGATTAACAGCATTACGGATTCCAACAGTACCAATGATGCGGGCAACTTCTCCCAAGGCGGCCAGACCAAACTGACCACCCGTAGTCAGGTAGCCGTAAGGAAGCACCACACCAAGCACCTTGTCGCCAAACGTGGACGCACCAGAGTGAATCGGCTCGTAGCGCAGGGCAGCAATGACCTCACGCATACCCGATTCATGGGTACTGTTAATTGCACCACCAAGAGTCTTGATCGTTGCAAACAGTTCGTTGATGGAGTTGACTTCAATGGCTTCCTGAACCTCAACACCCTTAACGGTCTTGACAGGCCCAAGGATTCCACGAAGTTTGAATTCCTCATTGAACGCATTGATCAACCGCTTCTCATTGACCGCGCCCATCACCGAGGTGGTGTACTTGCGGAAGACCATGGGCAGATCATCGTTGGTCAGGTCAGCAAGGCTCATAGCCGAACTGCCGTGATTCAGATGGTCTGCCGAGGTGGCCACTGAAGCCGATTCATCAAGAATGGTACGAGCGCGTCCAAAGGGAGTCTTGCTTCCGCCCGTTCCCTTGATGATGCCCGCCAGATTGTCGAGCGCATCAAAGAGTTCCTGATCCTGTTCCATAAGAGGAGCATTCTCAGTTCCCTTGGCAATCTTGATCAGACGCTCAGAGAAGACACGGGCAGCCTCCTTGAGATCGCCCTTAAACGTCTGCTCCACGCCATCAATCACGACCTTGCGACCACCCAGATCAAGAGCCCGCTCAATCAGGTTACGAAGGTCGGCCTTGCCAGCCTCGGTCTCAGCCAGTCGCCGGATGCGATCAAATCGCCACAGTCGCGGGAAGTAGTTGTTGACTGCCGAGGTGGTGAATCCCTTCAGACCCACGCCATGGGCAATCCCATGCATCTTGTTGAACAGTTCCCGGATACCCTTGGCAGCCTCATTGACGGCTTCATGGGCATCGTTGTTCAAACCACTACGCAACTGGGCTGCAACACGCTTGTTGAACTCCCGGCGCATGGCCCGGTTCTCAGATCCAAAGGACGTTCGCAGGGCATCAACCAGTCCCGGAGTCGCAGACACGTTGTCCACACCCTTGCCAAGAGCAAAGCGGGTGTAGGCGTTTCGGTAGCCACGCATGAACCCATAGGTCATCTCGGAGACAACCATGTTCCCGGCTTCCATGATGGTCGTGGGCTGCGGCATATTTTCAAACGCACGGCGGGCATTAAAGCCGACATGGCCAAGCATTCGTGCCCACCCATTCTCAGACTCCATCAGCAAAGCGGCCTGATTGAGGTAGTTGCTCAGGCCCGGAATCCTCTCCCACCAAGCGTGGATACGAGGAATCTCGGAGGCATCCTTGGAGAGCCCACCCACAGCGGCCCGCGCCGCTTCCATGGCTCCCGCAGTCGCTACATTGCCAGCCGTTGCATTAATCCTCTTCAGCAGGGAATCTGCAATCTTGATATCCTTGCCGCCAGCCGACCGCTTATTGATGATCTCAATCACCCTAGCGCGGCGGGCATTGAAATCGACCATCGTGGCTCCACGCTTGTTCACTCGCGTAGGAGGAGCCTGACGGATGCTTCGAAGTTCGTCAATCACCTCGCCAACGATCTGGCGGTTGACCTTGCCACCACGATCCCGGATCTCCTGCAGCACTTGGAAGATCAGAGAGTTGGGGGTTCCTGCCATCTGGTGGCGACCAGTATTGAAAGCGTGCCATACAGAAGCGACCATGTCTTCCCGCTGCACAACATCCATTACCGTGCGATCCACGCCGCCAATGAAGGCTCGTTCAGCGGGCTTACGAAGATTGGCCACAACCTCAGGAGGAAGTGCCTTGGCCAATTCTTCCCAGAACACCTTGTTGAAGGCTCCTGCTCGGAACTTGGTGGCATCGGCACGAACAAGGGCTTCAGCAATCGTGGCAAAGACTCTCTCATCCAACTTCATGCCAGCAATGGAAAGTTCTTGAGCGGCGGCCTTAATAACTGAACGAACGCCCATAAGAGGCCCAACTTTTGCTCTTGCAGGGATTCGTCCAGCAGCGTCACGAACTTCTCTAGCGGCGACTTGACCGCCCACTTCAGTAATTGGATTTCCAAAGTGGACTGAACCGTCCGACCACAATTCAACCGGATGCAGGCCAACACGCGGCTTTGTTTCAAAAGAAACAACAGTTCGCTTTTCAAATCCTCCAGCATCTTTACCATCAAGATAACGAACACCAACCCGCTCTTCTCCAGACTTCATTTTAAGAAATTGAATTTGCTTCTTTGGACCGCCTTGGGTAGAAATCAAACTCAACTCACCAGCGGCGTTTGTGTCCACATATACGGTACGCCCTGATCGCTCCTTTAGACCGGAATCTCCGGGATGCTCTGGACGGGCCGCCTTTGTGCGGGTAGTGGTTCCATCGGGATGCACTTCATAAACAGATCCCTTACTGGTCTTAAATGTCGTTACAGAGCCCTGCTGAACAGCCTCGGTTGTCGCACGTTCTGCAGTAGTTTCCGCAACTTGAGGGAGACTTACCGAACGGGTTCCCGGAATAAAAGGATCGATCCTAGGACCAGTGGTTCGCGACCAGTCAAGCCACAGGTCTGCCGCAACCTTTCGCGCCTCCTCCGACATGGATCCCGTGCCCATAGCAAACAGCATCTGATCTGCAGCCGCAGGGGAACTGAAAGCAAATCCCGGACTCCAGTTGATCTCATAGCCGCCGGGAAGCACGGTCTTCCGCATACGGGCCATCTCTTGTGCGGCCTCTTCAATATGCTGCTTGACAAACATACGACCAAAGACAGCACCGCCAACGATTGCGCTGATGCCTCCAGACACCGTCAGATCAAACATGACCTGCTTTGCGGTGGGGTTGTAGGTAGGATCAATACCATTCTTGACCCCTTGGTAGACGGCCTCTTCTGCTATGCCAAGGGCCAGATACCGGGCTGCAAGGTTGGTACGGCTGATGGTGGCAGCACCTTGTGCGGCAGCAGCACCCAGTTCAGCGGTGTGGTATCGACCATAGGACTGTGCTGCAGCCCGTGCTGCAAGAGTCGTATCTGCACCGAGGCCAGCAATAGCCAGAGGCTCTGCAGCAATACCCATCAGGATCAAGCCGCTCAGATCCATGCCCATACCAGCCACCGCACCTGCAGTACCCGCCGCACCAAGCCGCGACTGAACCTCAGGCTTTGACGAGTTGACGTAGTTCAGGCGATCTCGGTACTCCTGAAAACTGCCAGCACCGAGCACATAGCCCCACTCATCAAAGTTCAGGTTGTTCAGATCCTGCTGTATAGAGTCTAGATTGTTCCCTGCACCAAAGGAATAGGGGTCACGAATAGGATCAAACTCAGCCCGCGTCCTGTTGAAGTTCAGGGGCTCATTGTATTCACCGGGATTGATGAACTTGTAAGCCTTGTCGTAGACAAACTGTGCCGCAGATCCAATAAGACTGTTTCGTGTTCCTAGCACAAAACTGGCGAACGGATCCTGAGACATATCCATGAAGTCTGGATTGATGTCAGGAAGTGCCTTCTCCCGCTGTGCTGCTTCATATTCCTCAGCAATGGTGGGGCTGAAGATCGGAGTACCGAGAATTCCCTTAGCCATGTATTTCCTTTAAGGAGAGTACGATGCACCCCAGTTATAACCAGAGTACAGCCTCATGTTTTCTTCGGCCTTCTTTTTAACAGCCTTGAATTCGACAGGAGTCAGTTTGAAGTCTTCAGCCGTGTAGAGTTTGTTTGCAATGGCGTTGCCTTGCGCGTTTCTTGCAGCATACAGCAGAGAGCCATTAGCATTCCGGGATACGGGAACAAGGGTTGCATCTGGGTACTGGGGAAACTCCGTGGACAGCCATGCCTTCATAAACTCAGGGCTCTCCTGCCAAGTCGGAGGGAGATCGCGCTTTGCAACTAGAGATCCCTTGACCGAAAGGTGCTCAGAGGCGACACGCTTTGCAACCTGTCTAAGAGCCGCATCTGAACTATGCTCCGTAGTTCCAAGGATTTGCATATACGCTTCCTTGTATGCACCCGTTGCATAAACATATGCATCAGGATTGGTGACTCCCAGACCGTTCAGGTCGGAGCCAATCTTGTTTGCATAGGTTGCCGCATCCTTGCCCGTTCCAAACATATCTGTCCAGAGCAGGGGGCTCTTCATGCGATCAAACCAGTTGATCCCCGTGGCAGTCTGCGAAGACTTCATCTGGGCCGCGTCCCGCAACACGTTTGCCGGAGTCTGGCCAGCCTGAATCTTTGAAGAAACAAAGTCAAGCATCTGCGTCATTTCACGGCCATTCGGACTATCGGGATTAACAGCCAACTTGATGGGCAGGTTGTTTTGTCGGGCCATAGAAAATGCCTTAGCAACATCTTCCATCTGATAAGGCACTTCAATTTCAAGGGTCGGGTTCAACCCTGCAATAAAGATGTTAGAAGCAGTATCTGCAGCCCGCGTATCCTCAAAGGCTTGTGCAAGGTGCATACGCATAAAGATAAACTTAGCGCGGATGTTGGCCTTGCCTTCCTTAGTGGCCATGTCATCATTCGGTTCTGGAGCCGAGTTGCTCATTTCCTCCATCTGCTGCAGCATGGAATCAAATCGGCTGTAAGCATCCCGGTCCAACTTTGCAGACTTTTCATCACCCGGATTGATGCCTTCTCCGATCTTCCATTGGTCAATCTGCGTCTTCCAACTAAGGACATCGGGAAGGTCTGCTTTACCAGTCTTATCCATAAGATAAGCGGTAAAATCCCTCTTTCCCTTAAACTCCAGACCAGTTGTTGGATCGAGGCTCGTACCCTTCCAAAGAACCTGAGCCCGGTATGCAACTTCGCCGTCTGCCCGTTCCTTGGCTCGGGCTTCCCAGAGCGTATCTGCGTGAGCGCGCCACGACGGTCTTTCAGCATCTGGAACTTTAAGAGCAACCAGTTGATCCTCAAGACGGTCGCGAAAGTCTGTTATCTTTCCAGTAACAGCAGACTTATCAAAGATGTACTTAGCAAGCGTGTTCGCGGTGCTTTCCTTCCGCTGACGCTCAACATCTGCCAGACCGCGCTTGATATCAACCTCAATCTCATTCCGCTGGCTGGCCATCTGGGACACCGTCAGGCTGACCTTACGCTCCGCACCTGTAGACCACTTGTCATACTCTGTAAGAACTTCATCTACAGTTTTCTTACCAGAGACAACAGCGTCAACAAGGGTCGGCTTGTAGTCGTTCCACGCCTTGTACTCAGCCTCGCTCATGCGGTTGCGGTTGGCTTCAATCTGAGCACGGCTGTTTAGCAGCACCATCTTGGCATAGTCAGTGTCCTGAAGCGCACCAGTGCCCGCCTTCAGACTTGCAAGCAACTTCTCGGCCTTCTCGACATTGTCGCCATTCTTCATCACAGCGACAAGGGAGTCCACTGCAGCCTGATTGATCTGCTTCTGTCCCACGCCCATGCGGCCCATCTCATCCAGAGACTCCTGCAGACTTCCGGCAGCAAGGTTCTGGATGATGGGATCCGGGCTTTCAAGATCGCTAACAGCCTTGGAGACTTCTGCACCGACACCCATCACAATCTTCTGGGTGCGGTTGTTGATGACATTCTCCTCGTGCTTCATGCCCATGGAGGCCACAAAAGGATCGAATGCCTCAGAGAAGGCTCGGCTCAGGTAGGGAGAGTCGCCAATCGTGGTGTGGACATTTGCCGTGTACTGGGCAGCAAGGGCATTGAAGCCATCAGGACCGTCAAGGAACTTGGGGTCGCTCTGGGCAGCCTGTTCGTAGATCGACATGAAATGGGCCCGTGCCTTCATGCCTTCGATCTTGCCACTGGCAGCCTGAGCACCCACAGCAAACCACGGGTTCTCAGTCGGCTTGATCTCGCCGCTGTCCACCAGTTGCTGATACGACTTCTGATTCTGGTTAATCAGATCCTGACCAGCCTGAAGTTGCTGCTGGTTGTCTTCCTTCTTCATGGTGGCAGCAAAGTTTGCAGCCGACAGAGAAAGATCCTTGAATGCCTCGCTAAACTGGAGGGCCAGATTCACGGACTGCTGGTCATACAATTCCGCAGCAACAGCCATGGGCGCAGCGTAGGTGCTGGTGGGCTGTGCAGTAACTCCAAGTGATGGGCGGTCAGTAGCCATGTATTACCTTGCGAGGAAAGTGGGAGGAGTCGAAGTCAGCGCATTCCACTGAAGTTGGTTGGGAGTCGCTGCAAGGAGGTTCGGCGGCGCATTGGTAAGCGTGTTCGCCTGAGAACCGACACCCGGATTGGGATTGGTAAAGGCAGAGTTCAGCGTTCCATAGGCTGCAAAGCCAGTGCTGATACCATTCATAATGCTGGTAGCAGGAGACACGGTCTGAGCCGGGGGCAGCGGATTCGGGTAACCCTGATTGATCGCACTCTGCCCACGGGCATAAATTGCCTTGGCTTCAATAGCAGACTGCATCCTCATGTTCTGGATGTTACGAGCAGCCACCGATTCAAACTCAGCCACGTTGCGCGAGAACTGGTCATGCAGCATATCAACGCTACGGCCCTGAACTCCGGCAGCACCCACCTGAGCACGGAAGGCTCCCTGAGTTTGGCGGGCGTTACGCATGATCCCATCCAGTTCCTGCCGCGTGGCAGAAGCCTGTTGGATATCCCGCTGTGCCAATTGGTCAATCTGAGAGCCGATGTCCTTGATCACAGCAGTGGCGTTTTCCTGAAACTGCTTGTTCTGGGAGATTCCAAGCCGCCTACGATACGCATTTTGCGAGTTTGCTGCACTAGCCTGAGAAGCGTAATTAACTCCTGCTGAGGCCAGTCCAACTCCAACGGCTGCAGTAACAGCGAATGACATATCAGGACTCCGTTTCTATCTGTGTAATTTGATTCTGCCTAGTAAGAAGGAGATGGCTTTCGTTGCTCATCTCGTCTTCGGCGGCTTCTACTGTCTGATTGAGCGTGTGAATAATCGTGGTCCAGTAAGTGTCTGCATGGGCCATGCCAATGCGCTTCTTGTTCTTACTGGCAGGAATGACATGGTAGCCAGTGAAGCGCACAACGTCATCATCGGTAGTGACCGAGATGTCGCCATGGATTATGCAGATGTTATCCAGATTCGTCAAGACACCTGTCAGGGCCGTGCCCGCAGGGATGAAGATGGTTCTGGCATACATGGAACCATGGATCAGACTGTGGGTTGGCAGTTCAACCTGAGGCAGCGTCCGAAGCGCATCCTCAAACTTCCGCACTTGATCCAGAGAGATCGGCCCGCTATTTGAGAGTTCCAGATCCATTGTCAATTCCTAAGCCGAGCAAACTCTACAAAGGGAAGTTTGAGATGACCAAAGTCTGGAATAGTTCTGATGAACTTGAAATCAAGCCATTCCAGCCACCGAAGGTGCAGGTCATTACGGCGGTCCACGGTATTGTACAGAAGGGGAGCCCGACTTTGAATATAGTTAATCAAAGCCTTGGATCTTTTCAAGAAAGTCCAACGGTGCTCTGTCAGGCCAGTACCAGCCAACATCCAGATGCTTGCACAGATCTTTGGCTCAGTAATCCGATAGCCAAACATTGCCAAGGGCTTGCCTGAGGCAACGTGGTAGATGGTGAAGCACTCTGTAGACGAGACATATGCGCCAAACAGGGTCTTCCGAGGTGTCTCATTAAGAGCAGCCCACACCTCATCCCGGTCCTCTGGCCTCATATCGGCAGCGACTATCGGGATATCTGGAATGATGCTGTGCCTATATTCGATCATCCACCAAATCTCGTAGCCCGGTCGTTGTAGAAGGCTTCGATCTCTCCGCTCAGGATCTTACTAGGAAGCGGAGAATCATTGATGATCTTGATGGTCAGGTTGTCGTTCTTGGAGAACACGGGAAACCTGAAAGTTCCGGTATTCACGTTTGTGGTTCCGATGAGTGACAGGCCCGCAATCTCACCAGTGAACAGATATTCATAGGTGTCTTCGTTATCGATGGCTACCGTTGCCTTGAAGTAGGAGGTATCCGCGTACTGAAGAGTCAGGTAGCGCAACTGGTATCGACCGCTGATGATAGCGGCTTGTCCACGCCCCGCAGAGCCCTTCAGGTAGGGCGCAGAGAACTCGTAGGTCATGGTGTAGGCCGTGCCGATCCAGACCGCCTTGGCACTCCAGTCGCCAGCCACGACCACCGTACCAGCCGTGGGATCAGAGTAGGCCGTGCCGCTCACCGTGCTCAGGGTGTAGCCATCCAACGTCACGACCTTGGTCTTCCCTGCCGCATAGGACATGGGCTTGGGCAGGGTGAAGGTGGTACGCCCCGTGGAGGAGTTGTAGGAACCCTGACCAGCCGCGTAGTACTTGCGCTGATCGAGGTGGGTGATCCAGTTCTTACCGGAGATTGCAATATCGTTGATGCCCGCACCCATGCGGATCTTCTCAATGCTGATGTAGGCGGTGGAGTTGGTACGAGACCGCAGCATCACGACATACAGGTCAGACTCAATGAAGCCAGCCCAGATTGCCTTGGCAAAGGCATAGGAGTTGGCATCTGAATCCTGAAACGTAAAGCGGAACCAAGCCGACTGCACCCGCTCATTGTTGGCATTGAAGTAGCGGTAGCCGTAGATGTCTCCATTGGCAACAACTACAGCCAGATTCTCATGGGTGGTGGCGGCCAGATGACTGACGTTGCTCGGGATGTACCGAGAAACATTGTTCGTCAGATCGTTGGCAAGGTAAGCCCCGCTCAGGGACGGCTGCGGAACCAGTTCACGCATTCCAGTAAAGCCGCCATTGGAAAATGTGAAGAAGACCGAGTTGGCCGAGGGGATGGGCCGAATGATGGAGGCCTGATTCTCAAACTCTGCAACCTGAAGAATGCCAACAGATCGGGGAGACAGAGCATCACCGCTACGCAGGACCATCTGGGTCGTGGGCGTGAACAGGATCAGATCGGAGTTGAAACTGACTGCAGCCGTGATCTTGCCGATGCGGGGGCTGCTAGAGGCAATGTCAATCGGGTCTGAATCTGAGACATCCAGAACACTGGTGCGGAAGAAGTTGAAGAACTCCGACACCTCGCTGAAGATGATGTTCTCACCCGACATGAAGCCAAGGCGGCTCTGGTGGTACACCATGTCCTGAATCGGGTAGCCAAGGAAAGACGGGAACGGATTGCTGTTGTCATCTCCAACGAGGCGGCTTTCCCACTTGAAGGCATTGTAAACCGTGGCAGAATCCGCCGAGGGGCGTCCGTTTCCTGTTGAAGGAGTCGTTCCATCGGCCTTCTTCAGCATGAAAGAGCCATCAGACTGACGAATCAGCAGCAGAGGCATGGTGGCGTAGTTCCACAGATACTTTACGCCCGGACCAACCGTTTCTTCCCAGACTCCACGAGAGAAGTCGCCATTGTCGGCCCTGAACTTGACGTAGTAATCATCTACATCAGATTCTGCAGAGCCGAGTACCTTGACCATGTATCCGTGGGGAGCGGTAGGAGGAAGATCCTCAAGCCGTTCTACCTGATCACGGATAAAGACAATTGCATCTCCTGCAAAGTCATCCT